TCAAGGTTATTTCATTATTACATCAGATTTAGTTAAAAATTTTAATTCAGTTAAAGGAAGCGATGACTTGCCGATTTTAGGAATAGCACCGTTATCCTCGTTATCTTCTCAAGATTATATAGTCTCCTTTAATAATATGATGCAGACTATAGACCAAGATACAATTATTAACTCAATTAATATTAAAATTTTAAATGCTGATTTAACTAATCCATTATTACAACCTAACAGCTCTGTTATAATACGATTTGATTTTCCGAGTAATGCCCCCTCTTTACCAGCTCCTACTGAAAACCCAGAATTAGAAGAAGAAAAAAAAGAATTAGTCAGCGAGATTAAATAATTTAATAATATAAAAAATGACACTTGGATATGACGAAGCTATGAAACTTGTTGAAGAAATCCCCAAGATTAAAGCGGTAATGAATGACTTAATTAAAGCTATGGATAAATTAATAGCCAATGATGGAAACAGAATTGCAGATATCGAAACTCTTCGTTTTAAATTCGATGCTCTTACTGTTGAGAACGATGAGCTATTAAAAGAAATGGAAAAATTGAAATCAAAATAGTTTAAAGGAAAATTACGAACATTTTTTTTCGTCATACTTTTACATTTTTATATTTTCATATAAAAATATCAATATTTATATATAAAATGTTTAGTTTATATATATCTTATGTATTTATTATATATATAATACGAACAAAATCAATATAATACATATAATAAAGCGCTTTATTAGTATAATACCCCTATATAATGTATAGTGAATATATATAAATCGTATATTTACTATATATAAACTGAACGTTTTTATATAAAATGACTATAAAATGAACGTTTTTAACATATTAAATTAAATAATGTTTAATTATTTAATTTTATTTTTTCAGGGATAACTCAAGCTTTAATTTTTTAATCTGTTTTTTTAATTCTCTATTTTCTTTTCTTAATTGTATCACTGATTGCGTAGGGTAATCTTTCATTTTATTCATACATTCAGCAAAATCAAAAATATTATCCATTTTATTATTCCATAAGTTTTTTAAGTTTTCCTACTGTATCAACTGGTTTAGCGCTACGCATAACTTTCATACGGGCCTTAGCTTTCTCACTTTTATCTTTGCCTTCGGCCCACTTTCGGAAAACTTCTTTTTCCTTATCACTCATAGCACGAAGACCACCTTTCTTTGCTTTAGGTTTCACTTCCTCAGATTTATCCTTACCTTTACCTTTAGGTTTCACTTCCTCGATAACTTCAACTTCTTCAGCGGGCATTTTATCTTCGCCTTTCTTCATTTTATATAAAATTTATTTTTTTTTAATAATTAAGCAGTAATGCCACCACCTCCACCACCACCACGACCTGGTCCTCGTCTTCTTATTTGAGGAGGTCCAGGAGGGGGTGGTGGTGGTTTAGGACCTCCATTAAGACCTGTTGCGTTTTGTCTTTCCCCTCTAGCGACTGACTGTTTTCTTTCACGTTTCTTTTTTTCAGCTTCTCTTCTTTCTCTTTCTTCTGCATCGGCCCTATTAGTAGTTGATAGTCTTGGAATACCTCTACCTCTTGCTCCTATCATGCCACCTCTTCCTCCACCTCTTCCTCTACCAGCTAATCTTTGTTGAATTTCTCTCATTCTTCTTTCTTCAATTTCTCTTCGTCGTCTTTCTTCTTCTTGCCTACGTTCTTCTGCTTCTCGAATTCTTCGCTGATTTCTGGCCACTCTTGCTTCCTGAGCCATTTGCCTATATCTTCTTCTACCAACTATTGACTCTAATAGTTTATCAGCCTGAGAAGGAGGCGGTGACATTTTATATTTTAAATAAAATTAAAAATGAGTTATGGATTACAGGGAAATAAAATTCACGCCTACGATACTAAAAATAAAAAATATGTCCCAATAAGAACCGGTTCCCAAGTTAAAGATAATTCATTAGCTATTACATTAGCAAGTGATGATGAAGTTATTACTGAATTAAATTCTATTAATTCAACATTAGATATTATTGGAGAAGATATTACCGGGACTTTAAAAGTTAGTTTAAAAGAACCTTTAACTGCTTTCGGGGAGCTACAAGTAGCTGAACCTTTACCTATCGCTCAAATTGATGCGATATATGGAATAAGAGATAATGTAGAAACTTTTATCGATACATCGCCGGGCTCTGGTTCTGTAAGTAGTGTTAATGGAAATTTTATATGTCAAACAGGGACAAGTGTAGGGGGTTATGGTATAATTAGAAGTAGAAGGGCGATTAGTTATAGACCAGGTCAAGGAAATATTTTTAGATTTACAGCAATTTTTGATAGTGCTAACGCTACTGCTTTATCATTACAAGCAGCCGGGGCATTTAATAGTATTAGTGGTTTTTTTATAGGATATGACGGGGTTGATTTTGGAATTATGCACCGCTACGGTGGAGCACACGAGACAAGAACTATAACCATTACAGGAGGAGCAGGAGGTTCTGAAAATTTAAGTTTAACATTGAATAGTGTTTTATATACTATACCATTAACTTCTGGGACAGTTCAACATAATGCTTATGAAATAACCGAATGGTTAAATAGTAATCAATCAATATGGGATTGTTGGCAGAATGATGATACTGTTGTTTTATTTGCTTTAAATGTAGGGGCGTTATCTGGGACTTATACGTTTAGTAGTTCATCAGCAACGGGGAGCATAGCCCAAGATAAAGCCGGAGTAAGTAATACTGAAGATTGGATTTATCAAAGTAGTTTTAATATTGATACTTTAGACGGAAACGGTCCATCTGGTATGACTTTAAATGTAGCTAAAGGTAATGTTTATGAGATTGTAGTTAAATATCTGGGATATGGTGCAGTAGTTATGAAAATTGAAAATCCTTCTACTGGTTTATTTTTTCCTTTTCATAGATATGAATTCGCTAATAGTTTAACAACACCAACTATAACCAATCCAACATTTAAAGTTGGCTGGGTTAGTGCTTCATTAGGAAGCACCACTAACTTAACAGTTAAAGGCGCATCTGCAATGGGAGCCTTGCAAGGTATTAAACACCCTGTAAGAAGACCCTTATCTCAAACAAATACAAGAACTGGTGTGGCAGCGACTAATGTTAGTATTTTAGCGATTAGATGTAGAAGCGTTTTTAGAAATATCGCACAGCTAAGCGAAGTTCTTCCTAAATTAACTTATGTCTCACCAGAAGGAAATAAGAATTGTGTTGTTAAAATTTTATTAAATCCTATTTTTGACGGAACAGTGGCAGAACCAGATTGGCAATATATCGACATAGACGAAAGTATTGTCGAATATGATACTACCGGAACACAGTTTAGTGATGAAGGTCAAACTATTGCGAGTTTTACAGTTTCGGGTTCCACTACAAGCCAATTAGTTTTTAAAGATTTAACCGATGAAGTTGTTAATCCATTACACCTTGAAAGAGGAGATGTATTATGTATTAGTGCGAGTATTAGTGGAGGTGCTGGTAATGACGTCACCACTTCAATTACTTGGCTGGAGGATTGATTTTAAGGGGGATTTTCTTCTTCTTTTGGTGCAACACTTATACAATCACTTTCACAGCACTGAGAATGACACTTACAAGAAAATTTGCTGAGGCAATCACCTAAAGATTTAATAATCTTCGGTATATGTTTAATCATTTTAATTTTTTAGAAAAATTAAAATTTAAAAAATCCTACTGAGGCTAAAAAATCTATTAAAGTTTTGGTGGTGTAATAGTAAAGTTGATAGCGCATTCTTCAATATCTTCTGCAAGGGTATCGTCTAAAAGGTCAGTGATTTCTATGTCAAATCTGTTAAGAACTAATTCCTGATTTTTCATATTTTTCATAAGAGGATAAGGAGGATTATAAGTAGCATTAACATAATTTTGATTACCACTAGAAATAACTGAGGAAGACAATAAATTTTGATAAGGAGTAGGGACCACACCAACAATAGCTTGTCTATAACCTCTTTGGTCTCTATTATAATTAGTTTTATAAGTTTCAATAGGTAAATTTTTAATTCTAATAACATAAGATAAAAGTCTGAAAATATCTTGAAATTCTAAATTTAAACCTGTTCTTGGATTATAAGGAGTAATAGGTTCAACGTTAGGATAAATTATATTGCTTACATCAAGAATACTAAATCCACTATAAAATTTTAATACTTTTGCCAATTCATCACTCGCCGAATAATTAAATTTTCTAATAATAAAGTCAGTATCGCTTACCATACTATTTTCACTTATTAAAGTAGCACCATAATTTTGAATATTAGTAGCTATGGCAGGGTGAAATGCTAACTGGGAGCGTAAAATAGTATTATTACCTGTAGCATCTAAACCAGTAAAAAACGCATAAGGATATTTTAAATCTAAGTCTTCGCCACTATCAAAAGTTTCAACATTATCTCCGTATATAAATGAAACTACAAAATAAATATCTTTTTCGTCTTCATATTCATCTTTACAATATGTTTGAATAGTAATATTTATATCATCATCACTAGTTTTATCTAATGGATATTGTTTAACTAATTTCATTTCGTCTATAGAAACTTGCTGACTATTCCAATTTGTAATAGTTCCATTAGTAGAGCTTCTAGGCCAATAAATTCTCGCATAAACTTCACCGTCATATGTTTCAATTCCAGCACATAAAAACATAGTTGGAACATCTGCGAAATCTTCTCCAGGAACGTTTTGTATAGTTGTTCCGTTGGTTCTAGTTCCTGTTCCTACATCATCACTTAAAGCATATTGCTGACCGTAAAGCCCGCAGTATAACCTAGCACTTACACCTTCCGAAGCTGTTTTATTTATAAAATCAGCAGGAGATAATGTTCCTGCAGTTTCTTCATTTAAACTAAAAGCTACTGAGGGGACGTTATCTGTTATATATATATTTTCGTCATTTTTATATACTTGATTAACGTGAAAATAAGGATAAGGGTCAAGATAAAAAGCGTTTGGTGAAACGCCGCTGGCGACATCGCTAAAAACTAAAGGAAAATCATCATCAATTAAAGAAGTTCCTATAGATATACCGGCTTCGGCGAAAGTAGTAGTATCTGGTGCATAAGGATTTAAAGATTGACCTAACACTCCATATAATTCTTCTCCATTTTTAACAACTTCACCATATCTATAATTAGCCAAATAATTACTATTATTACTTAAGATAGTATTAATTCCATCTCTAATTTCATCTCTTAATTGGTCGTAAGTATAATTATCAGCGGATATAGTAAGACTCGGCTGTGTTAAACTACCAGTTGATACACCGCCCAAAGTATCACTTACAGCCCAGGATAAAGAAAGTGTTTGCTCTTCTCTAAATTTAACTCCTTCAGTTTTTCCTAAAGTAGCGTGATTTAAATGAATGCTTGAGTTAGCAGGAATAATAACCTCATCGTCTAAAAATTTTGTATATCTATAGGCTTTTTCACCGGTTGATGTTTTTGAACTGGCGACCAACTGAAATTCCATATTTTAATTTTGTTAAAAAATTAAAATAAATTATTAAGCTTATCAATAGCTTCCTGTTTCTTATGTATTTTCATATGCTGAGCTATATTTCTTTTAGAAATTAAATTATTACATTCTTCGCATTCTATTTTAATATTTCTTTTTCTATTAATTTCTTCTTTATTTTCTTCGTAATATTCTCTTTTTTTTTCATTATATTTTTCCTTATTTTCTTCGTAAAGTTTTTTAATTTGTTTTAATAATTTTTCTTTGTTTTCTTCTCTATATTCTTTATCTGTTCTTCCTGGAATATATTTATTAACACATTTATTATTTCTAATATAGAAAGCCTCGCGAGCATTTAATTCATTTTTATCATTACAAGGAAAATTTTCAATTAATTCAATTTTAACATCTCCAGCTTCAAATAATAATTTAGATTTACAATCAAGTCCATATTTATGACCTGATAATCTATGGCATAAATATTTTTTAGTAGTAGCTCCATAATAAACTAGCTCAGGGTCATTACAAGTAAGTTTATAAATCTTCGAGTTCTGATAATTCGGCATTGTCTTTTTTTTATCTTTTTTTCATTTAAACATTAACTTTGAATATCGCTTCCTACTTGTCCGACTTTAATTGGTTGTTGTGCTTGCTGTTGTGTTTGCTGTTGCGATACTTGCTGTTGTGCTTGGTCTCGAGCCTGACCTACTAATTCAGACTGCTCCGTCGCAATATCCTGTTGAATAGCTTCAGCACGTTGTTGTTGAGCTTCGGCATCTTTTGCCTCTTTCTTCTTATCCGCGTATGATTTAACAGCCTCGCCTATAATAGCGCCTATAGTTCCCAGGTCTAGTGCTGTCCCAAGGACAGGGATAGCATCGCCTACACCTAGGCCCACGGCTTCACCAGCTTCTTCTTCTCCTGTTTCAGGCAATACATCTTTTAAAGCATCTTCAGCTCCTCCACCCTTACTTAATATATCTTTAGCGTCAGCTGTTAAACCTTCTGCTGTTCTTTGCTGACTTTCAATATCGGATAATTTACTGGCTAATTCATCTGGTAATTCACGAGTAGGCGGTAAAGTCCCTGCTTGCGGGTCAATTCTATCAACTCCTAAGCTATCAATATCTTCTCCAATTTTATTATTTTGTTGAATTAAGGAAGAATACATAGAATGAGCTTCTCTTAAATCATCTGGTAAATCTGGGTCATCTAAATATCCTGCGTGAGGGTCTCCTAATGTTGCCGGGTTTTTAGCGTCTAAAAATTCATCTTCGTCATCATCAGCAATTGTATCAACTGGGGTTCCGCTTAATTTTTGAGCGTCTTCTTCTAAAGAAGCTTTTAATTGAGCGTCAAATTCTGGGTCGTCGCTAGCAGTTAGTTGATTAGTAGGATTATCTTCTAAAGAAGCTTTTAATTGAGCGTCAAATTCTGGGTCAGCAGGAGCTGGACCTAATCCTGTTAAATGACTAATAACATCGCTAGTAGAAGGTATTTGTGAAGTCGCGTGAGCTATTCCATCATTCACTATTTTAGTTAAAGCATCTTTAGCATCTTGACCTAATCCCTTAATAGTCCCCTCTGGGTCTTCTAAAAAACTTTTTAATTGGTCGTTATCTAAAAAGTCGTTTAATTTATCCCTCATTTCCTGGGACTTACTATAAGCATCTTGAAGTTCCTTCACACCAGGAATTTTTTGAATTCCTCTTCTTAATAAATCACCACCACCAAGAGCAGTAAAAGGAGCTGTAGCATCTTGTGCTATCTGGTCTTGTAGAAGTCTTACTTTATCGTGGTAAAGATTAACTGACTGGTCGGGAGGTAAATTATTAAGAGGTTGAGGAACGATATATTGCCTTCTTCCTTCTAATCTATTTCTATATTGCTGAAGCTTGTTAAAGTATGACATTTTTTAATTAATTATATTTTTGAAAAATATAATTTAATTAAGAGCTTACGCTAACAGTCATTTCGCCAGCGACGCTTTCAATAACAGCGCGTCGTGAAACAGCGACGAAAAAGTCAATATCATAAGTTCCATCCTGTTTATAAACAACAGCAGTTCCAGTATTACCAGAGGAATAAGTAAGAAGAGTTGTCGCTGGAGTTGCCTTATATTTACAAACGATAGGATAACGGCCAATAAGAGTTCCAGACCCAATAATACCTGCGTCTTTAGTCCTACAATCATAAGCCTGAGTGCAGAACTGTCCTTGAAGTCCGCTATCCCGTTCTGTTAAACCACAAGCTAAACTATTAACATCTCCGAAGAATAAGGGCCTTTCAACCTGTAAATCTTTATAACCAAGGGCAAGATAATTAGCGTCATACTGCGAACCCCTATGAACTAATGGCTCAGGATAAACATCGATACCGTTAATAGACCATTGAATACTTTCTCTCGCGATACTATCACATCTTTGTTCTAAAAATACTATATCATCACCAGCTTGTTTATCTGTATCTTTCTTCCACATCAGAATGGTATGAACTTCTCTTCCTTCTTGACCTATCCTAAATTCTTGACTAGTTTCAGCATCTTGAAGAACTCCTGTAGTTAAATATAAGGCATTAGAATTAACATCCGTCACTGTTCCGGCGCTAACGACTAGCTGTCTTTCAATTTTAACAATATCGAGGAAATCAAGGACTAACCCCCCTTCTTTCTGCGTCATTTCAGTATTCTTTTCAAGAACACTTGAAGGATAAATCAAATAATCAGCAAGAAGCTGAACCTCGGCCGGAGCATCGATATCACTATCTCCTGCTCTAAGGCTTGTTGCCTGGTCGCTATTCATATAAACAGAAGCAGGATGAAATTCAACCTCAATATAAATTCTATACTGACTGAAAAGATAAAGGGGAATTTTACGGTCCTTAAGAGCAGGAATTAAAAGACCAAGAGGGATACCATATTTAAAATTATCTGTCGATGTAGTAGTAATTTTAAGACTGTTAGCAACAGGAGTGTCGTAATCATAACCGCTGGCTGCTGTATCAACCTGATACTGGCCGTAAGTGTCATCAGCTGCCTCAGAAAAACCACTATGAAGCTGATTACCTAAATACCAAGCTTCATAATGATTTAAATCAGTCCTTCGTTTAGGTGCAAGATTAGCCCACGAACTCCATTGATTGACGCCGTCGGTGTCGTTAAGAATAAAATCACCTACACGAAAAATTACTCTTTTAATTGCGCCGAGAGCACCATTCCAGGAATTAACTCTTAATTCGTCATTAGTTGCACCAGAAGCACGATTAAGTTTAAATTGAAGAAGCGTATTACTATCTAAAAATCCGTTAGGTTCAAGTCTAAAAGTATATCTTAAATCAGTAGTGTTAGAACTAATAGGGTCAATTCTTTCAGTCCTTACTTCCATAATAGAGGGCACCTCATCGACTTTATAATCAGTAAGAAAATCCAAAGCTTCCGAAGACATTTTATTTTTAATTAATTAAATTTTTTCTTAATTTTAATAAATTTTTTTTCAATGTCTTTATCCTTATTATTTTTACCTAAAATTTTATTCATCTGTTGTTCCGTCCTTCCGAATTCCTTTGCGAGACTTTTTACCTGATTTTGGTTTAATTTCCTTAATATCTTCTTCATCTGTTTCGGGTCCATTTTTATTTAAATTTAATAATTTTTCTTCACTCCATAATTCTTCGTCAAAATTACGATAAGCCTTTAACTGTGGCATATTTAAATAAAGAAAATCAAATTTATCTTTCTTACATTCTTTATATAATTTCATAAATTCTTCTTCACTTCCTCCAAAAATACTTAAAGCTTCCCCCATACTCTTTAATTCTGCTTTTGAAAAATAACCCATTAAAAGATAACCTGTTGCTTGATTACGAAGAATAGGGGTTAAATGTTTAAAATATTGAGTTGCTAGAAAAATGCTTAATTTACCTTCATCACCATTCTTATTAGCTATATGTCGGTATTTTGTAGATAAGGAACTTAATAAATCAGGTTTCCCTCCTCTCTTTTGAGTAATAGAACCTATGGGGTCGTCAAAAATAAAAACATATCTATTGTCTGTTTCATCTTCTTTAATATCATTTAATAATTCATCTATTACTTCTTCCGTGATTTCTGTTATAATATAATCAAATTCATCCAAGAATGGTTTATAAACAGCATCGTTATATGCAGAGGGACAAAGTAAAACTTTAACATCGAATTTATCACCATAAAATCTTTTAGAACAATATAAATTAACGGCTGATAGCGTTTTACCTGCTTTTACTTTACCGACAGCAATAATTAAATGCGGGATTGGTGGAAGATTTCCGAATTCTTCGTGTCCTAATTTTTTATCATCTATTTTTACCGGATAAATCTTAAGGTCATTCATTTTATTTTACAAAATCAAATTTTACATATTAATTAATAGAGGTTAATAAAGTTTAAAGATAGGTTGAAATAAAATGCCTAAAATTCTTTATTTAAATGCTAAAGATAAAAAATATAAAAAACTTGCTAAAAAAAAGAAAAAAGAATATCAAGCAATTATAAGAAAACAAGAAATAATTGATTGGAAAAGAACCCAGTTATTACACGATATAGCATATGCTCGAGTAAATCAGATGATTGAAAGCGAATTCGGTAATGATGTTAATATTAGTATAGAGCATTTAAAAATAACTAGCGAAGACCCTATGGAATATTTTGAAGAAGTAATATTAGGTTGGTATTTATTAAGAGATAAAATTTTACTTTGGAGACCAAATAAACCTAGGGAATTATGGACTGATTTAGAAAAAGAAATAGTCCATATCTTAATCGTGAAAGAAAAATTTATTTTACCTTATTTATTAAATTATTTAACTTAAAAAATAAAATGAGTAAATATAACAATATCGTAAAGATGAAATTAAAAAAAGAAGAAAAGAAGGAAGAAAAGAAGGAAGAAATTCAAGAAGAAATTGAAAAAGATGATTTTGACGGACATCACGAAAAGTGGTTAATTATCACTTATGAAACTAGAAAAAAAGAAAAAGAAGAAAGTCGAAAATATTTTAAAAAAATTAATGATGCTTTAGATGAATTAAAAGTTAGTAGAACAACTTTTCATAAGTTTCATAAGCTAGGTAAAAGTAATCCTAAAAACTTTATTATTTTGAAAAAAAATTAATTAATTAAAAATAAAATGTCTTCTGCTATAGTTCAATCAGCTCAGGCTCAAAGTATTAGTTTATTACCTATCAACGGACAAACCTTTTCACCTGGCGGAAAATTAGTATGGGAAATTCCTCCTGATTTAGGTCTTATTAAAGCATCGCGAGGTGAAACTTATTTAGTTTTTACAGTAAGAAATAATTCTAGCACTCCTTTAAGGTGGATGCTTGCTACTAGCGGTCAGGCTTTAATTAAAGACGTTACGGTTTTTAGTATGGCTACCGGACAGCAGTTAGAAAGTCTTCAAAATTATAATCAAGCGATGTGGATTTTAGACCAATTTACCCAGGTAGAACACGGTATTCAGCAGTCAGTTGAAGGTATGGTTTCCGAACCTTGGAGTTTAGAATTTGTAGGCGGAAGTGTTGAAAGAAAAGTAGTTCCTAGTTATGATTCAGCTGATGGTGTTTATAACTCAGTATTTAGTCCTATAGATAAAACAGGAAAACCAGCAACTACTACTGAAGTAGTTTTTCCTGCTTGGCAAGTATGCGTTCCTCTTAAACTTGGTATTTTTGGAGCTTTTGGAGAAGAAAAATTATGCCCTGTTATTTCATTAGGAGGTCTTCGTATTGAAATGACTTTAAGCGACGCTCAGCCTGCCTGCGTGCCTTTATGCCCGGTTATTTCTGATGTCCCGCTTAGAGCCCCTATTACAACTCCATTATTTCCTACGGCCGGAATTGTTGTAGAACAGGGAGTTAATTTAAATACTGTTAATGTATTAAATACTACTATTGCTAAAAGCGGTTTAGTAGTGGGTCAGGTTGTTGCTTTTGCTAGTCAAGGCGGAACTTCTAATGTTGCTTCTTCTGCTATCGTATCAATGACTGAGATAGGAACTAGTGTAGGGGTATCATTTAATGATACTGTTGATTGCGGTGTGGGTGTAAGCGGGCGTATTGCTACAACCGCGGCGCAGTGGGCTTCTGCTCTTAATTACAGTGTTGAAGCTGTTGAATTAAGGGTCCAGCAGATGGTTCCTCCCCCGGGAGTTTTAGATAAATTAACCGGAAGTAAAGTTGATTATTCTTTTAGAACTTTCGAGCTATTTTATGATAGTATTCCGGCCGCTGAACGTAGGCATCAGGTAGAAATTCATAGTGTAGCTTCACGCGCTAAATCTATTATGTCTTTCCTTTATGATAGCACCGAAGAACTTGATGAAAATAGCCCTTCTTACTTTTACGGAACCGACCCGGATACTCTTAATTTAAATAGCGTTCAATTCTTTATTAATAATAGGCTTTACCCCCTTCAGTCTTATGACCCTAGACGAACTCGCGATAGACCGCAGACACTTAACGAATTACAGAAAGCATTTGAGGCTATCGATATGCCTGTGAAATCTTTTGGTGATGCCTCGGGCGCTAATCTTGATAGTTATAGCAATAGCTTCTTAATTTCAAGAGCATTAGTGCGCAGCGGCGATTTTGTTTATAATCTTAGAGAGGCCGAACCTAGTATTAGGTTAGGATTTAGTGGCACTAGAACTAATATAACACGAGTTAATACTTTTGTCTGGAGTGATAGAGTTATTAGTGTAGGACCAGACGGTATGACTTTATTACTTTAAATTTTTTAATTTTTTTAAAATTAAAAAACAATGCCCGTGAGAAAAATCAACTTCTCATTGCCCCCAATTAATGAAACGAGTGCAGGCTTCTCCCCTAAGGCTGGTTTTCCAATTATTAAATTTACTATACCAGCCCAGGAAGTTTTACTTGAAACTGTTTCACTTAGACTTAGGGGACGCTTTAAAGTGCAGACAGGTTCTGCTGCTTCAACTCTTATTTCGCCAAATACTACTATTTTAGATAATATTGACGATAATCCAAATGGTGCTAATATGACAAACGCAACAGCAGTGTCAATTCCGCCTTTTGGAGGTATTAAATGCTCTTTTGATAAATTGGTAATTCAATCTAAAAAAACACAGCAGGAATTAAGCAGTGTCACGAATTATAGCACATACCTTTCTCTTCGTGAGGCACGCTTTGGAATTACGTCTGATTTTAGAAATTCTTTACCTTGTCGTTCTTTTTCTCTCGGTTCTAATGCCGCCGTGGCTCAGCGTCGTTTAATGATTAGTGATTCCAGCAATCAGACCCAAGATAAAGATAAAGGTCAAGAATTTTCTATCAAATTAGATGTTGATATGCTTCAGAATAAATTACTTCATTTAGGTGTTGATTATTTAGGAGGTCTTCAGATTACGATTTATCTTTCACCAGAAAGCGCGTTTTTTTCTACTTTTCAGAATGGTGTAGCCACGGCCCAAGGAACAGCTATTGACGCCTTCCGTTATATTCTTCAGGATTTACGTCTTGAAGGACGTTATCAGGTCCCAGATGCTACAGACTTAAAAACTTATCAATCTACAATCGCGATGGATACCCAGCTTAACCTCCTTCAAGATATTCATAGCTCGCGCTCAGCGACTACTATCACACCTCAGGCCCAGATGGTTAAAGCTATGACCTCGGTCTTCTTGCTCCAGGACCAAACTAATAATTTAGACCAGTCCCAATATTCATTCGTTCAGCCGGCCGGAGTTCGTGAAGTAAATCAGTCTAAAAATAGTGCTCGTTATCCTCTTAAATTTCCTATGAAATCTGTCCCGAATTATTCAACACCGAATGCTGAGAACGTTACGTCTTATTATTTTCCATCTCTCGCTAATCCTTCTACGGAGCTTAGGCTTCAGTTTGAAAGAGCACTTAACGACGGCCGTCTTCCTGCTTATACTTCAGCAGACCTTCAACTCACTGAAAAAGCAATGCGTCAGATGGTTTTAGCAGTTCTTAGTGCTACTACTTCAACAAATCTTGCAGTTGATAGCGTCGGTATCGGATGCGATTATACAATGGGTATTGGTCTTACGCAAAGCTTCCGTAATCAGGACTATAGTCTCTTATTAGATAGCGGTGTTAATACTCAGGATGGCAATCTCTTAGCCGATTACGCAGACCAGAGCTTACTTCAGCAAATCTTCGTGCGTAATACAAGCTTGCTAGATACGCAGTCAGGTATTAGAACAATGTAAATTTAAATTTTTAAAAATTTAAATTTCAATAATTACCATTTCATCATCAGCGACTTCTTCGTCGTTATCAATTACATCATCGTCGTCTAAATCTATGTCAGCTATTCCTTCATCATCAGGAGAAAAGATTTGCTGAAGTTGGTGTTGCATATCTTCGTCCGCGTTGTTGATAGCGTCGAGCAGAGCTTGGAAGTCAGCCTCGTCCATAGTGTCCTTTTTACTATACCTTTCCTTTAAACATAAATGACATAGAGTTAGCGTCTCTAGAATTACGATTTTAAAATTCCAGTTATTATTTCAACATCCTTGTTTAATATTTTTGTTCTGAAAGTTTCTTGTTTAAATTTTGAAGGGGCAAGCTGTCTAAATCTCCACCAGTTTTCACTTTCTCCTTTTTTAAAAGAAGTCGTTTTCTTACCTCTATATAAGGGATTATATCCCATTTTTTTAACGATAGCTTCAGCTTTGGCAAGAGGAATTTTTTTACTAACTCTAACACTTTGAACTTCATATTTCATTTCTTTTTATTTAAAATTTTATTTCCTTTTACTATAGGATTTTCTCCGCGATATTTCATAAAATTTTTTCCAGCATTTATTGCTGCTTCTTTTGTTTTGTATTCAGTTTTAATAAAAGTCCCGTCTTTAATTTTTTTTAATTTAAATTTTTCACCTTTTTTCACTATTACAAACGGCATTTTTATAATATGATACAATTATTTTTATTATTCGGTCTATTCAATCTTCTAATTTCTTTTTCTAACCACTTAATTTTATTATTAATAATTTGAAGGTCTCTCATTATATTATAATATTCCGCATCAGTTAATTTATGAGATACATCATATAATCTATCTACAATATCATCCATTTTAGAATTCGAGAAAACCTCTATTTCTATGTTTATAAGTTATTTTAGTCCATATAGCATTATCTTCTAAAATTCTATAAGGATTATTATTATACTTACAAACCCAAACGGATAATTCCCCTTTATATCTTATCCATACTGTAAGATGAATTAATTCATAATGAATTTTAGCTATATTCTTATGCCAAACCATCTTAGCAATAATATCAACCAACTCAGGCGGTAAATGGTAAGATAAAACATAATCCATTTATTTTATTATTAAAATAAATGATAGGTTTAATGAAAGGTTTTAATATGTCTTCTTAAATTACCTCTAGATAATTCTTTATCACAATAAGGACAATTAACTTTTTTATTAAAATATGCTCTGTTTTTTTCTAGTATTTCTTCTTTATTTTCTTCATAATATTCTTTATTTTTTTCTTTAATTTTTTCTTTGTTTTCTTCTTTATATTCTTTGTTTTTTTCTAGTATTTCTTCTTTATTTTCTTCATAATATTCTTCTTTGGTTCTATTTTCAATTCTCTTATTAACGCACTTATTATTTCTAATATAAAATGCTTCTCTCGCGTTTAATTCTTCTTTATCTTCGCATTCGAATTTTTCTACTAATTCTATTTTAACATTTCCGACTTCAAATAATAACTTAGAATTACAAACATTACGTTTCTCTTTATGTTGTCCTAATCTCTTACTTAATCTTTGAATAGTAGCTCCATAATAAACTAATTCAGGGTCATCACAGGTTAATTTATAAATCTTCGATTTCTTATAATCCGGCATTGTCTTTTTTAGTCTTTTTTCTTTATACACTACCACAAGATACGCCACGAATGCCATGCTGGTTGTAATGGGTCGTCTATGGCTCTTTTTCCATTCTTTAATTTTATTTTAGAATGTCTTGCTTTCCAAGCCTTTCTTTTTTCATTATCCCCGTGCTCTTGAGATTTAGGAAGTAAATTGGTTTTATCACGAAAATGTTTTGAACCAGGAGGACCACCAAAATGAATAGTCTTTTTCTTTCCATCTTTACTGACTTCCACCATCAGCTTCTTGTCGGGCCGTGTTGATTTCTTATAATCATAGTTTTCAACTTTAACCATTTTTATTTACCTTTATGTTTTTCCCATAAATCTTTATCTGCTGTAGTTCTTGTTTTACCTCCCATGACAAATGAATAAATCCTAGCCATACCCCATTGTTCCGCACTCATCTTACCTTGCAAAGAAGAACCGCCTCTTTTTTTTCCGTCTAAACTTCTTACAGATTGAGGGTTGCTTTTTCTTGCTCCTTTTCCTCTACTCATCACTTCGTCAAGAATAGATTTTTTTATACCTGTTAGTTTTGATATCTCCGAAATAGAATGAGAGGCATCTTTTGGAAATTTATATTTTTTATTAAATTTATGTTTATTTGTTTCAATCTCCGTCATCTTCTTCACAAAGTATTTTTAATAAAGTTATTAAATTTTCTAGTAAATTAGTTAATAATTCACTAGGTATTTCTTTACAAGTGCTTTCAATTTCCATAGCTTCATTTTCTTCATTATTAATGAATTTCATTTTAATTTGAAAATAGTTTCAAATTTTTTAGGAATACCTTCATCATCATTAAAATCATCTTCTTCAACCTTATCAAGATATTTAGAAACTTCATTATACTGCGCTTCAGTGGTGCATTTAGATAAAGCAACACATCTTGAGTCTTCCCATTTTTTCTTTCTATCTTCTTTGAGTTTAAGTTTATAAGCCTCACGTTCTTTGATTTTAATCTGTTCTAAAATTTCTTGTTCCTTTCTTAAATTACGAGCAACAGCGCGTTGTTCTTTCCTCATTTCAACTGCTTTTTTTTCTTCTTTTGCTTGTTCTTTTTTTAATTTAAGTTTTTCATTTTTCCTAGCTCTTCCCCGAGCTAAAGCATCTAGTTGTTTCTGGGTTAATTTTCTTTTTGGCTTTTCTTTTTTCTCAAATGCTTCTTCTCCCATTTTAATTAATCTATTTTTAATTATATATAAAAAATGGACGAATACATAAAAAAATATTTAAAGGAGAAAAATATTACTTCTAAGCATTCTGCCGTGTCGATAAAAAATAATTTAAAAAGAGTTGAAAAAATAATAGATAAACCTTTTGATAAATGGCAAATTAAAGATTTTGAAAATTCTGAAAAACTTCTAGACGATTTTACAGATAAATATCAACTTAATTCTGTTATTGTTTCTATCTCAGCTTTAAAATCGTGGCTGATTGAAAAAGATGCTAAAGAAAAATTAGTCAATGAATATATGGAAATTTTAAAAGAATTAATCGGTGAAAAAGAAAATCACGTTAATAAGCAAGAATTAACTAGTGAGGAAAAAGAATTAGGCGATGACTTTGACTGGGAAAAATTACAAGAAAAAAGTAAAAAATATATCGAAGATAATATAGGAAAAGCTAAAGGAAATAGACTTAGGGATTTATTAATTTTATCTTTATTTTCATTACAACCACCTGCTCGATTAGGTAATTATTTAGATATGGAAATTAGAAAAGGAAAAGGCTCTAAATTACCAGATAGTAAAAATTACTTAATGGTTAATGGTAATGATTACAAATTTATTTTTAATAAATATAAGACTGCAAAACACTTAGGAAAAGTTGAATTGAAAGTTGAAAACAGTCTTATGAAAGACTTACTCGCTAAATACATTAAAGAAAGAAAAGCTCAAGATGGCAAAAATCCTGACTTGCTAGATATCACAACAAGCCAAATGAGTTCTGTTTTAAGAAATATTACTAAAAAATTTTTATCAACTGGTATAACATTAAACCCTTTTCGTCATTCATTTGCTACTTGGTTTATGGCTTCAAATCCTTCAATCGAAGAAAAAGAAAAAATAACTAAGATACTAGGACAGACTTATAAACCACCACGTGTTGAAAAATACGCACGCCGTGTTGAATAATTTAAATTATCATTAATTTAAATTATTTTCTACGTCTAATAAATTGTCTTTTTGTCTTTTTGTCTTTAATTCTATCTTTAAACTTTATTAACCTCTATTAATGACCTTATGACTTTATTAAAAAAGATAAGACATTCAAGGTTTTAAAGATTATCTCACTATAAGCCCCTATAATGCCTTTACTATATATATATATGACCTAATGACCTTTTTTTTTAATTAACTTATAGAGAATAGCATATATTACACTGTATGTATGCCTATAGAGAATAAGTTTTTGGCATTTGAGGTAAAAAGGCATTTTTTAACTATTTTTTAATAATCAGGCAGTAATCCCCTTAAATTATAAAAAACAACTAATTTCCTTTCTATGCCTTTTTTTTAAAGGTCACGTTTAAAGAAATATAATTATAAAAATGGATGGTATAAACACGAAGACGGAAATTTTTAAAGGAAGGTCTTATTTTCACCAAGATGATGAGGAAATAAGAAATAAAATTTTTAATGCTTTATATACCAATTCAAGATATGATGAGGATATAATTTCATTATTGTCTGAAGGAGAATGGAAAAGATATTGGATTAAAAAAAATAGAAACGAATATTTAATATGGGATATTATTAATAAAGAATGGAAGGAAACAGATATTAATGGATTTAGACGGCATTTAAGTTTTATATTATGTCAGCTACTAGATGCCGGAGTTTTCGGGCAGATGATGACAGATGAAATAAAAAAAAAGTATTATGATATGTTAAAAAAATTTAAAAATTTAAAAAAAATTCAATATGATTTTATAACAGATAGCCCGGATATTTATAAGGTATTTAATAAAAAGAAAAACGTTATTCTTTTTTCCGATAATATTATTTATGAAATGGATACTAAAAAACTTAGAAAAAATTCATATGAAGATAAAATAACTATTAAACTTCCTTATAATTCTTCTATTTTAGAATTAACTGAAAAAGATGATTATTGTAAAAATTATTTTTTTTCATTATTTAATTGTGAAGAAACAGGTTCTGTTATGAATAATATTATTTATTCAGCAATAAGTGGTAATAGAATTAGAGGTTTTATGCCTTTATGGGGTGTTGGTAGAAATGGGAAATCTTTATTTTTAAATATGATAAGCGATATATTCGGAGATTGGGCGAGTAGCTTACACCAGAAAGTCCTTATTTCTAAAAAATTACAAAGCAATTTTAATGATGAAATGGTCGCTGTATGTAATAAAAGAATAGGATATATTACAGAACCCCCTAGTGATAGTGAATTAAAAGAAGACTATATAAAACAGATAACTGGCAATGATAAAATAACAATTAGAGATTTAAATAAATCTTCTTATGAAGATACACCGACGGCTTCTTTATTTTTAGCTTGTAATACTCCACCGGCTATTAGTAGTGATTTAGCCATCCAAGATAGATTATTTGCTTTTCATTTTTGTAATAGATTTGAAAAAGATGAAAATTATGAAATTGAAATAAAAAGTAATTATGAATATTTTCTTAGTTTTATCTTAAGAACAGGTGAGATATATTTTAAAGACCCACCTAGAACCGAAAATATGAATTCTGCTAATAAGTATTTTGAATTACAAAGTGATGTAATAGAGCAGTATTTACTTCAAACTTCAGATTATGAAAAAGATGAAAATGAAATTTTTAATCAAGCAGAATTTAGAAGGGATATTATGGCTTGGGCTAATTATAGTAGATTAAACCAGAAAGAAAAAGATAAATTAAAACCTTCATTATTATATGCTTCTTTAGATAAAAAAGGTTATGAATTGCAAAAAAGGACTTCTTTAATGAAAAATCCTAGAAAAGGATTAAGAAGAACACAGCACGCTGATAATGATGATTATTTAGAACGCTTCGGTTAATAGGTTAAATATGTTTAAAGGAAACACATAGTAAAAAAGGACGCGATGGTCTCAAGACGCCCTAATTTTGAATGGAAAGTTAGAATTTTTGATAATTTAGAAAAAAAAGGAGAACCTATCGAAACAAAAACTTTTAAAGAAATTAAGGAAATTCAAGAGTATTTAGGAATTTCACGAACTCAGACCTGGCTTATTGCTTCGAAAAGAATTAATAAAAAAGTAGATATTGAAAAAATCCTTTTATATCACCCTGCCCTTGTTTAAATAATTTTCAATAAAAAATGAATTGTAAAGTAAATATTAATATGGAAGAAAAATTAAAAAAAATTATTAAAGAAACTAAAAAAACTGGCGATTTTAAATGGTATTGTAGAATTACGGAAAAATGGCCCGGCTTTCAAATGTTAGGAATTCAAAACGGAAAAATTATTAAATAATTTAAAAAAATAATTTAAAAGATTTCAAAATCTTTTAAACAAAAAATATATTAAAAAATGGATGTAGTGAATAACGATGACCTAGTATTCCTATTAAACAGCGCTAGCTTAGTAGGATTTAATAATCAATTATCAAATATTCAAACACCTTACACTATTATTAATTCAGGGATAAGTCCTGGAGAAAATATAACTAATTATTGGATTTTAATTAAAAAATCCACTAAAAAAAATGTAAAGTATTAAAATTAACATTTTTTAAATTCATTATGAATTTAAAAAACAATGCCTTATTATGTAGATGCTAGCAGATTAAATTCAATATCAAATAATGATACTAATAATAATGATTGGACTTATAAATTGAATGATGGTATTCAAATACCTGCTGGTTCTACGGTCCAAGTTATTAGCTCGTTTATTAACAAGCAAGGTATCACAAATAATTCAATTGAATTAACAGAAGATATTAACGAAGTTATTTCTATAGGTTATACCGTGCCACAAACAGCTATGTTTCAACAGAAACCCGAGAGGACAGCTAAAGATGATAGATTATTAACTTCTACATTAAATGATGCCCCCGGTTGTTTAGGCTTAGAAACAGCGGAGATATCAGTCCCTTTAACTAATTATTATGATTGTATGGTTCAACATAATCCAATACATAGTGATGGGTTAAATTTATTCTCAGGATTTATACCAGGGACAGAATTCGAATATATTGATGCCGATATAGGATTAAGTGGTCTTAATATAGTAGTTTCCGGAGACTATTCAAGCGCTATTTATAAAGGTATGCCCTGTGTATTAAGAAATATTAAAAAAAGAAATTCTTCGGGTGTTAAATCAGAATACGGAGAGCAAGCGCTTTTTAACAGGCGTTATATGGGTGTTTCACAAGTTCAATATTTCGGAGGCGCAATAAATACAACTATCATAACCACCGACTGGGGTTATGATAAATATATAGAAGATGGCGGGGAATATTTATCAGTAGAAGCTGGAAGTTTTGATGGAGCGCTTTATTTTCCTGATATTCAAGCTTCGACTTATAAAACTTGCACGGGAGTAGCTTATATTAATAGTTTAGTAGGGACAAAAGATGATGGTGATACTTACTATAGACAATCTAAATTAGCACAACCTCTTCAATCGTGGCAAGAAGCTGATACTGTCCCCGCTTTAGAAGGTCAAAAAGATGATATGAATTACCAAGGTGGAATAAGGACAGATATAGCAAGTGAGGAATTCAGGGCTCACTGGGCCGACCCTACCCGTGATGTAGTATGGAATGCGAGCCAAACAGGAGTAAGCACTTACGATTTTGATAGATGCAGTTATTCATTTTATTTTGCCCCTTCTTATCCTGTTTTAAATGATAATCAGGACCAAATTAAATCAGCTATACCTTACAGACAAGCTGATTTCGATATTGAAAATTTTAAATATGGACCGAAAAATCATAGTATTAAGATGGATTTATTAACTACTACCACAGCACACACGGGAAATAATAGCACAAGAAACACTTACTCGTCAAATCAAGGAATTTCTACCGTCACGGACCAAGCTTATTATCCTTATATTAATTCATTACCAATTACTGAATACCCTTATAGAAGGGATTTATCATTACCTAAACCAGCACAACCTGCTAAATATAGAGACGAATTTAGTCCTCAAGTTGATTATTTAAGAGATGGTTATAGTTATGACTGTGCCCCTATGAGATGCGAGATTTTTTCAGTAGGCGGAATGTCTATGATTGATTACGGAGGAGCTCAAAATCCTTTTCAACCTAATATTTATCAAGATAGAGAAGGTCAAGCTGTAAGTGAAACAGTTTTAAAAGAATTAACTCAAACAACATTTTTAGATAGGGTCACACTTTCACAATCACAAATTAGGGGACTTTATAATAGAGAAGATAGCCATCCTTATGTTAAGAGAAGTATTACTGTAGATGTTAATGCTATATCAGCAGATGATAATGCTAAATTGCAAGTTGGGGATGTTATGTATGGAACTATAGATATTAATAATCAGACTACAGCAGTTAAAAATAGGTTATTTCCAGCAAGAGCATATAGAAGTGAATTGGACGCAAGCACATTATCAACTAATTATATTTATAATACCGAAATAATTAGTGTAGCGGTTATGATTTCAGGAATGAATAATGAAGGAACTAATACAGCACAGATTACTGAATTAACTCCTATTTCTAATTTAAATTTAACTGGTGCCGTAATTACTGATTTTGTTGTTCCTTATAACAAAGAAATTATAGTTAATCAAGCCAATAGTGAAGCAAATACTTTTGCATCGGAAAATCCTTATCCTGTTTTACAATTTGACGCTATAACTTTAAAAATTACAGTTGATAGTGAAGACTGGACTTATCACCAACCCCAAATGATACCTATATTTTCAGCCAAGGGAATGCTTTCAGATATTGACGGAGATAGTAATTTAGAAAGCACAGCAGACCAAAATAATACTTCTTCGGGTTCAAGATTTAATTACTTTATCGACGGTCAGCACGACCAGGCACATTTAGATTTTATTAAAACTTCTGCGGAAGATTATGCTATTAATCCTAATTATAGTAGTAATCAATTTGATTATATCGGATTAAATAAATATAGGGTAGGCTCACAGACTTATTGGAACCACGAATATACAGCTTCAGGATTAAGAGAAGAACCTTCGAAAAATAAACGAATTTTTATTACTCAACGCGGTAATTCAAAATATGGAGGTATTCACCCGCAACGAGAATTTACTAATTTAGGAGGTGATTATGGAACTTCTAATTTTGCTACTAATTTTAATAATAATCTTCAATTATCTAATTATCTTTTTGGCTCTACTCGGCATTGTTCTATGGGAGGTTTAAGACCACCAGGAGATAGAAATTTTGAAGAAGGACAGGTTATTATTACTGAGCCATTAGATAGTAATAATGACCCGATACCAGAAAATAACGGGATAACTGCTTTTCATACTCAATTAGAAAATTTTGATATTGATGACCCCAATAATTCAATAAAATTAAAAATTGTTGAAGAGAAAGCCCCCCGGACTGTGGTTCAGGGCGTTGCTGTAGGTTTAAGTGTTGATCCTATGACTAATCCAGCAGTAGCTCAATTAGACCCTTTCGGAATTAAAGACTGCGACCATAATCCTAACTGCGGGTCAGCTCTTGGTGATTTTGAATTTTATCCATATTCTACGCCTCAAACTGATATGATGGATACAGGTGGAACTAACTCGCCTTTATGCTTAGTTCAATTACAAGCTATTATTGAAGATTTTGATAGTAATTATAATGATTATGTTTTAAGACCATTAACTACAGATATTAATATTACAATACCTAAAGGGGTTTATTCTATCCAATCTTTCTTAGATACTTTCAACTCTCAAATTAAAGATTTAGATTTAAATGATAATCAAGAATTAGCAACTTTAGATAATAATAAAACAGTTAGAAGATTTGAACCATTAAATGGTAATATTTTAAGTGGCGGCGAGGTTTCTTTAGTTAATGACTTTAGAGAAGAAACCCATAATAGGACTATTTACTCAACTGACCCAGATAGTGAATTTGTTAAAAATCCTTTAGTTATTGCGATTAGAGTGCAAGATTATAATGACTTAGTAAGAGCTTGGCAGATGTGCGGAACAGCTCAGCAAGTAGCATTCTATCAAAAAGAAGAACAACAGCAAGATAATTGTTATGATAATAATGGAACTCTTATCGGGGGCGGTTGTTATGTATGGTATAACTTCAGAGATTTAAATTATTGGTGCGAATTTGTTGATAAGTATAGTGATAGTATTGAAAATATTATATCAGCAACAGAAGACGACGAATTAGTTAATTATGATACACAATTCTATTTAAGTGAAAATAGAAATTTAGATGATGCAGCAGGTATTGCCTGGAGTTATGGAGCACTTGCTACAATTGGTATCGGAGATAGTGGAGTTGTCCCAGTAGCAACTAACGCCCAATCGGTATTATCACAATCTAAATTCGAAGGAGACTTAGAAGCTAAAATAGATAAATTAAGAAATTATAACGCAGTAAAACGAGGTATTTATGTAGGAGCCCCTAATTTTCAATTATCTTTTAATACTGATGATGGAGTTTTTCAATTATCTAATTTACACTGGTCTTTTAAAGTCCCTACAATTGATTTAATAGGAGAGAGTGCTTTTCCCGAAAATAGTGTGGGCCAAAATGCTATTCTTTATAGAACCTTATCACAGTTATTAGGAGGAAATTATAACATATTAGATACTAGCACAGAAATAAGAGATTATATTGAAAACGCTATTCAAACACCACAAGACCAGATAAGCGGAATTTTTATTTATAATATGGCTAAAACTACAGCACAAAATGAAGCAACTTTTACCGACGAAAACAGTATAGAAATAGGAAGAATATTTAATGATTATTTTAATTCTACTAAAGAAGCTAAGGAAGCTTGGCAAAAGACTTTTTGGTTTAGACTAGGATTTAAATATGAAACTTTCAACACTATAACAAGTAATAAAATAGCAACTTATTATTTTGATAAATCAACAGATAGCAATAATGCTTCTAATCCTTTTACTAATCAATTAAGCGTATTTAATACGGATAATGCTTTAACTATAGCAACCGTAAAACCACGAACGCGGCAAGTATTAGCAGGTTATATTACAACCGGAGAACCGTTTAATGAAGTATCAACTGCTATAGAAGATAATTATTTACCAGGAATTACAACTGGTGAAAGTATAGATAATAAAGCTATTGAAACTGTTGCCTCAGCTCCAGGAACTACTGAGGGAAAAGATAACACTTTAGTTAGGCTTTATAATAATGGTTCTATTTCTTCAGTAAGGAGTATGTCAGGGGGTTATGTTTATTTCCCAGTTAAATTAGGTAATCCTGATACTTTTGATGGAACAATTAATTATACAGCTCAAAATATATCAGCACCTTCTGATGGTTATGTTTTCAAATCGCCTAGAGGAACTAGAACTAATATTATTGCTAAATCAGGCGTAGAAGTCCCAGAAACAGAACAACTAGTTTATGATAGAAGTTATGAGTTTTTAGCTAGTGCTTTACCTAATTATAAACCAACTACTTTTTACGGGACTAGTTATACCCAAGCTGTTTCTGGGACTGATTACCCAATAGCTTATGATTTTAAAAATAGTCAATATGGATTATATAGCTCAATGGCATTAGTCCAACAATCAGACTTTAATATTTCTAACGGTATATTTAGAGACCGAGATTTTACTTTAGACGGAAGTATGTTTTTGGCTTCACAATCAACCCCTATTTTATCTTCTTCTGACCCTATAACAGCTGATAATTTACCAACCCTTACAACTCAAGGTTATTTCATTATTACCTCAGATTTAGTTAAAAATTTTAATTCAGTTAAAGGAAGCGATGACTTGCCGATTTTAGGAATAGCACCGTTATCCTCGTTATCTTCTCAAGATTATATAGTCTCCTTTAATAATATGCCTCACACTATAGACCAAGATACAATTATTAACTCAATTAATATTAAAATTTTAAATGCTGATTTAACT